GTAAAAAACATGTATATCATTTATATTGTGATATATTACCAAAACAAAAAATGTATAGTAAATATATAAAAGGCAAGAAATCAAAAGAGTATAACAAAGACTTGCTAGGAATGTTAACTCAGCATTATCAAATTTCTAAACGCGATGCAAAGACGTATATTGATTTCTGGAAAGATAATGGCGTAGATGATTTGAAAAATCTGTTAAAGGATTATGGTAAAACGGAAAAGGAAATAAAGCAATGGCTAAAGTAATTAAAGATAGAAAAACCAAAGTCGAATTTACAGAATCAGAACATGTATATCACCCGCCTCATTACGGCGGTAAAGATAATCCATATGAAGCTATAAAAGTAATAGAGGCTTGGGATTTGGATTTCAATTTAGGTAATGTCATTAAATATGTATCACGTGCAGGTAAGAAAGAACCAGAAGCTGAATTACAAGATTTAGAAAAGGCAATGTGGTATCTACAAAGATCTATAGATAAATTAGCATAGAAAAAATTTGGTTTATTGAGAATAATTTATTATATTTATATATGCATAAGTTAGTAAAATTCAATATCAAAGAGCCGCAGAAAGGCGATCGTAAAATATCATATTCTCAATTTGCTATGTATAGTAAATGTCCTAAGCAATGGGAATTAGCATATATACGTGGCTTGAGACAATTTAGTCAAAGTATCCATACTTTATTCGGAACAGCCTTTCATGAAACATTACAGCATTATTTAACGGTGATGTATGAACAGACAGCAAAGGCAGCAGATGAAATAGATCTGAATGCTATGTTGCAAGAAAGAATGCGCCATCATTATCAGCATGCAGTAAAAGAGATGGATGATCATTTTTCTACTAAGTTTGAGTTAGCCGAATTTTATCAAGATGGTATTACTATTTTAGATTATATCAAGAGACATCGTAGTAAGTATTTTTCAGCTAAGAACGAAGAACTGGTTGGTATTGAATTGCCAATATATTATCCTGCTAATGAAGCTAAAGGTATTTTCATGTTAGGGTATATAGATGTTATTATCAGAGATAAACGTACAGATGAAATAACTATCATTGATATAAAGACTAGTACAATGGGTTGGAATAAATATCAAAAAGCCGATTCATTGAAATCATCTCAGTTAGTTTTATATAAAGAGTATTTTGCTAAACAATTTGGTTTTGATGTCGAAAAGATTAAGATCAAATATATGATAGTCAAGCGAAAGCTTATTGAAGGAGCTATGTTTCCTCAGAAGAGAGTTCAAGAACATATGCCAGCTAGCGGTAAGCCGACTCGTAATAAACTTAATAGATCGATTGATGCATGGTTAGATACATGTTTTGATGATGAAGGTAATTATATATCAGATAAAGAATATGTCGCAAGTGCTGGTAAGAACAAGAAAAATTGCAAATATTGCGATTTCAAAGATCGTGACGATCTATGTCCAATAGCTAAAAGGATAAAAGAATGAAAGTGGCAATTATAGGTTCTCGTCAATATGAGAATACTCGTAAGATAAAAAATTTACTAACAGACTTAAAAAGAAAATTTGGTGATGAGTTGGTTATTATTAGCGGAGGTGCCAAGGATGGTGCGGATAAATATGTAAAAAAATATGCAATAGAATTTGAAATTGCATACAAAGAATATAATCCAGCCCATACACCGAAGAATTTATATAGTGCAATGTCTGAACATTATTATGACAAGCCATACCATGTATCTCAGTTTCATCATAGAAATAATTTGATTGCAAAAAATTGTGATTGTATGATCGCATTAGTACCAAATGGCTCAACAGCTAATGGTTCAGAAAGTGCAATTAAATCTGCGCAAAAGCATGAAAAAAAGGTGGTTATCCTATCTTAAACAATATTTATATAAAAGTTACAAGGAGTTATAATGCAAAAAATTGAGTTACCAAAACTTAAAAAACTAGACCCAAACAAACCAAAAAAGAAAAAGATATTACTCTTATCAGATGACCTACGGATGCATTCTGGTATAGCCACAATGTCTAAAGAATTTGTAATGGGCACTGCTTATAAATATGATTGGATACAGTTAGGAGCAGCTGTTAAGCATCCGGATGAAGGAAAGGTATTTGATGTATCAAATGATGTAAGAAAAGAAACAGGTGTAGATGATGCTTCGGTAAAGATATATGCTTGTTCAGGATATGGCAATCCTCAAATATTACAACAGATAATGAACATTGAAAAGCCAGATGCTATAATACATTTTACAGATCCTAGATTCTGGGGTTGGTTATATCAAATAGAACATTCGATTAGACAAGCTGTCCCGTTAATGTATTATAACATATGGGATGATCTTCCATATCCACATTGGAATGAAAGTGCGTATGAGTCTTGTGACCTAATAATGAATATATCGCGACAAACTCAAAATATAGTAAAGAATGTATTACAAAAACATCCAAAGCCTGATTGGGCTGTACAATGGGTACCCCATGGAGTTAATTCTAAAAAGTTTCATCCATTGTCAGAATTATCTAATGATTGGTCTGAATATCAAAATTTCTTAAAAAACTTTAGAACTAATCATAATTTTGATTTTATATTCTTTTGGAATAATAGAAACATTAGAAGAAAACAGCCTGGTGATTTAATATTGGCATTTAAGCAATTTTGTGATAAATTAACTGATGAACAAAGAGAAAAATGTGCGTTGTTAATGCATACTCAAATATCAGATGTGAATGGAACAGATTTAATGGCAGTTAAAAATGCAGTTGCTCCAAATTGCAATATCATATTTAGTGATCAGGCAGTTGATGTTAAAGTGTTGAATTTTTATTATAATATGTGTGATGTAACTGTTAATATCGCATCTAATGAAGGATTTGGTATTTCATGGTGTGAATCATTACACGCAGGAACTCCTATTATTAATAATGTCACCGGTGGATTGCAAGATGGTTGTAGATTTGAAGAAGATGGTGAGTGGATAGAATTTGATACAGAATTTCCTACTAATCATGCAGGTACATATAGAAAACATGCTAAATGGGCAATGCCAGTTTATCCATCAAACAGATCATTACAAGGATCACCTCAGACTCCTTATATATTTGATGATCGATGTACACCTGATGATGTTGCAATTGCAATGTATTATTGGTTTAAACAATCAAAAGAAAAACGTGAAAAATGCGGTATGGCTGGCCATGAATGGGTTAATGGAAATGAATCTAACATGTCAGCTAAACGCATGTCAGATAGATTTATAGAATGTATGGAAGAATGTTTTGAAAAATGGACGCCGCGGCAAAAATTTACAATGTATAAAATAGAACCAAAAAAGAAATTAGAAAACGTAGGAATAATATGAAACCATTAATAGTAGTTCAAGGACCGGTTGCGACTAGGTCTGGATATGGAAACCATACAAGAGATTTGGTAACTAGCTTAATAAGAGCTAATAAATATGATATTCAAATTATATCATTGCCATGGGGTTCAACTCCATCGGATGCATTAAAACCAGAAAATCCGGATCATTTAGAAATTATTAAATGTATAGCACCAGGCCAGATAAATCGTAAACCAGATGTATTCATTCAAGTATCAGTACCAAATGAATTTCAGCCTCATGGAACATTTAATATTGGTGTTACTGCTGGTATTGAAACTAATCAAGTATCTGCAGAATTTTTACAAGGATGTAATAAAATGGATTTAATTATCACTACATCACAGCATTCAAAAGATGGATTTGTTAAAAGTACATATGATAAAATAGATGAAAAGACAAAGCAAAAAATTGAAGAATTATCATTACAAAAACCAATTGAAGTGCTATTCGAAGGTATTGATACAAATGTATATAAACGAACAAATAAAATACATGATACAGTAAACGATCAGTTATCAATAGTAAAAGAATCTTTTGCGTATTTGTTTGTGGGTCATTGGTTAAAAGGAATAATGGGGCAAGATCGTAAAGATATTGGAATGTTGATCAAAACTTTTGCAGAAACATATAAAAATAAAGCCCGGCATAATAGACCAGCCCTTATATTAAAAACATCTGGAGCTACTTTTTCTATTATGGATAGAGATGAACAAATGCAGAAAATTCAACAAATATTATCACCGTATGGACATAAAGCACCAAATGTATATTTGTTACATGGAGATTTAACTGATGAAGAAATGAATTCGTTATATAATCATCCAAAGATTAAAGCAATGGTATCGTTTACTAAAGGTGAAGGATTTGGAAGGCCTTTATTAGAATTTACCTCCACCGGAAAACCAGTTATTGCTTCTGGATGGTCTGGCCATATAGATTTCTTAAAAGATTATTCAATATTATTACCTGGTGATTTGACTGATATTCATGCATCAGCTGCAGATAAATTTTTATTGAAAGGATCGAAATGGTTTACAGTTAATTATCAATATGCATCTGCAATATTAAAAGAAATTTCTGAAAATTACAAAAAACATTTACCTAAAGCACAACAACAAATGAAATATACTAATTCTACATTTACATTAGATAAAATGGCAAAAAAATTCGTAGAATTGGTAGATAGAGGATTATCAGGTGTACCTCAGGAAGTGTCTTTAAAATTACCAAAACTTAAAAAAGTTGAAGCACCAAAACTTAAATTACCAAAACTTAAAAAGGTCGAAGTATGAAATTAGATTATGATGAAA